ACAGCTTTAATTTGAGCCATAATATATAATGTTTAATAGTTTGTGTATCGATTACTCCTTATGGTAGAGGATAATACAATCAATACAAGTAATAAAATAAATATAAACCTAGTTCCTTGATATACCTACATATGGCCTATCCTTACGCATGTTAGCCACTAAGTGTTGACTCAAGCACTCATCATAGAACAATAGATCCTCTAGTGTGTTATCATACAGCATATAGAAGCTTGAGCGTACTTTACATAGCTTGTCCTCCTTCTTATAGATGTCAAGGATTGCTTTCTTTTTATCATCGTTGTCTACCTTCATAGTGTGTGTGATTATGTGATTAGCAGCAAGTATTTCATTCAATTGATTCATAATAGCGTGTTTAATAGATTAATAACAAATCATAACATAAATACATGAGATATAGGTCCTTCCCAGATTTAAGCCCCCCATAGGGCATCCTGTTTCCTGAAGCGTCAAACAGGGGGGAGTACCCCGCACGAGGACTTTTAAAAATAAAATTTTTTTTATATACCGAGAGAGAAATAATATTTATAAAATTTTTTATATAATTTTTTATGGGAGTCTTGATATTTATTTTTTGGTATGTTATTAACAGTTATGGTTTATAAGTAAGGTCTTGATATTTATTTTTATGTTTGTAATATTATTAGCTTTGGTATGAATTTAAAAAAGATATATATGGAAATTAAGATAGGAGGGCTTTACGAGGTCAATGATTGTGTTGTTATGGCTATTGATCTAAACTTTAATGGTTTAGTAGTTAGGGGTACTGATAAGTATTGGAGTGGCAGTTGGGTGCATATAGGTTATGGTTCTAAGGAGTTTAAGGGTAGGTTGATAGTAGAAGATGGTAATTTTAGTTTGGAGGCTAAGGTTATGGATAATAGGGATTATATGGAAAGGATTAATAATTTAAAAATAAAAAAAGATGAAAATTAGTTATGAGGATAATTGGGAGTTTGTTTATTTGTATAAAGATGGTCCTTGGATGAGGGCTGAGGATTGCGCTATAGAATCTTTGGAGTTAGTAGAGAAGCGTATGGGGGATGTAGGTATTTTAGCAACTGATAAGGTATTTGCAATGCGATATGACAATGTATGCAGATTGATAAAGGAGAAGAAGGGTTATAAGCCGGGCGAGTTGAAGGATGCTTATATTGATTATCCATGGAAGTATGATTTGGTTCATAGTGGAGGATGGAAGTTAATAGCTGATTTAAGTACTGCTGAGTTATTGAATTTGGAGCAGAAGTTAAGTAAGCTTCCTACTGATGGTTCTTATAATGGTAAGACTCGTTATGCTCATGTGTGTGATCTATTAAGTAATAGACAATTGGATGATATAAAAACCGATGTTTCAGCTAAAAAAACAGCTGATAGTGACATTTTAGATAATAATTATTGCACTCCATTAGCTAGTCAGAAAAGTTGGTATCAGAATCAAATAGAGGAATATGCTAAACAAATAGCTGAAGAGACAGAAAGCGTTGTAATGAATAGTATGCCTAGTGCAAAACCTGCAGATTTTGTTTATAAATATTTTGTTAGGCAGATGGATTTTACGGATTTTAGAATATTTAGTGCTATATTTATTAAAGGTGTGCAGGATACTAAGCCATCTGAATTAGGTGTAGTATTTAAGTCTAGGTTTGATGCTAATCAATATATGCATTGGAGAAATAAATTAGGAGAGCAAGGAAAGGCTTATTAATGTAGGTGAAATGACAAGCACCGAATTAGCCGATCAAGTGTGTAAAACTTTAAATAGTAAATTATGAAAACAGTAGGAACAGTAGTAGAAATTATAGGTAAGATAGCTTTATTCTCCACGTTGGGAATGATGGCTAGTTTGACATTAATTAAGTATGTAGCAATACCATTTTGGGAATTAATTAAATAAATAATAGATATGGATAATGAGAAAGTAATAAAAATCGCACAGGTTTGTCATGAGGCAAATAAAGCTTGGTGTGAATTGAATGATGATTTTAGTCAGAAGTCTTGGAATAAGGCAAGTGCTTGGCAAAAGATAAGTGCTGTTAATGGTGTTCAATTTAGGTTGACAAACTATAATGCAGGACCAGAAGCTATGCATAATAACTGGATGGCTGAGAAAAAGGCAGATGGTTGGGTATATGGCCTAAAGAAAGATGAAAAAAAGAAGACACATCACTGTATGGTAGACTTTGGTTTATTGCCTTTATACCAACAAAAGAAGGATAAAATGTTCAGTGCAATAGTAGATGCTTTAAAATAACAATCAATAAATAAAAAAAATGGAAAAACAAGTAAATTTTGGAGAGGCTTTAACGGCTATTAAAGAAGGTAAAATGATTCTACGTAAAGGGTGGAATGGTAAAGGATTGAATAGTGAAGGGTTGTTAGTGTTTTTAGAGAAACCTGCAAGTACACAGAAGCAAAGGATTCAAAGAATGTCTTGTTTGCCGGAGTTGGTATCTAAAAACCTTCAGCAAAGAATTATTGATCATTCAGTATTGAGAGAGATGATTGCTGATGGTACTGCTCATTTTGAATCATCAATTATTAGTAGTGATTATGAAGAGGTTAAGTATCATGCGCAAATGCAAATAGTTGATGAGTTGAATAATATAAAATCTTGGGTTCCTTCTTCTAGTGATATATTAGCAGAAGATTGGATAGTATTAGAGTATTAAAACAATTAGGAGAAGTGGAGGTAAGTGATATATCCTCGTTCGCAATGAAAGAGTGTAGCCGTTAGATTCGGGCCTTCTCCTTTTAAATAAAAACAATGACAGGTATAGGAGTAATAGTAACAATAGTATTAGCGGTAGGTGTATTATACTTATTAGCGGTATTGGATAGAATGGGATATTCTATTCATAAGATGGGTGTAATGATTATGATAATCGGAACTACAATAGCATTTATGTTTGCTATGAGTGGTAAATAAAAAAAATATGGATAGTAAATATGAGGTAAGAGAAAGTGGGTCATCTCCAGGTTATAGTGTAATGCTTAACTATACAGCTACTATAATAGAAAAGAAGAACTTCTTTGAAAGGGAGAAAGCTAAAAGGAATGGGGGATTAAGTATAGAAAGACCTCAACAACCTGTAAGTGGTGGTCCAATAATAGCCTTTTTCTACAATAAGAAGGATGCAGAGGAATATGCAGAATTTAAGAATAAACAACTGAAAATCAAATAGTTATGGAAAATATAGAAGCAGGAGTAATAGACTTTTACAGTCGATGGGGTAATGATGAAATGGAGTTATTTGCAGAAGCAGAGATAGATGCAATGTGTTTGCCTGCAGGTTATATATCATCAACACAGATAACTTATGGTGCAGCAGTAATTGACAGGACTGAAACCATATTAGAGTTTGAGATGAAAAATAATATTAAAAAGGGTAATATTCGCGTAGATATAATTATATTTGATACTGCGGAGAGAAAGCAAAACTTCGAGGATGGTAAAGTCCTTATCTGGAGAGAAGCTTCTCAAATATATTCAAGAGAGTTTAATCAATTACAAATCAATTAATAATTAAAAACGATGGCTAGTAAAAGTAAAAAATTAGTATTAGGAGATGACAAGTCTTTAACAAAAGTAAAATTAGTATATGGTGGGCTGCATGGTGTAGTTGTATCTTATAAAGAAAGAGATATGCGCAAGAAGGATGTAGCATTTGAGAATGAATATAAGAATGTAAGTTTTGGTGCTCCTGCAACTGGAGACATGCAGAATCTTTTTGTTTCTTTGGCTAATCACCTTTTAGATGTTTGTGGTTATCAACAAGAAGAGATTGATAGAGCAATCTTATTAAATGGCACCGAAGTTACAGGAGTATCTTATGCTAAGGGGAAGGGTTTTATATTAACCGGTACGTTGGATGTATTAGATGGCCACTTCAAGATTAACTTGGTAACACCATTATTTAAGTCTGAGGCTGATCTTCCTGCTTATGGCGACATAGTAGATATAATTGAAGGGATATACGCTGAGACTAAAGAATACTTATCTGGAAACAAGAGGTTGAAGCCTATTGAATTGATAGAAGCGGTAAATGCTAAAGAACCGATTGAAGGGTTTGATAAAGTAGCACTTGAGAAAATGACTCATAAAGAGCAAGTAGAGAAAGCTACTCAGATATTAGAGTTGGCTGGTGGAATGGTTATTATCGAAGAAGAGGAAGAAGCTGAAATAGAATCAGCTGAAAAAACGATCACTTTTGATAAAGATCCAAACCAAACAGAAATACCAATGCATGAGGACGAGCCAATGGTATTAGAAGAAGAACATAGTAATGAACCGAAATTTGATTCTACAGAAGAAGAAGCTGAAGGACCAGTACTTTCTGTAGTAGACGATGAAGATGATTTCACAATAGCAGATTAATATGACAAAACAAATCGGAGGTTTTCCGGGATACGATAATAATTTCGTATCTCTGGAACCCATCTCCCATACATACGCAGATACTAATGGTGAGGCATACGAAAGTGTGTCTCATTTTATTGGTAGATTCACAGAACCTTTTAATGGTGATATGATAGCTGCTAGATGTGCCGGGAAAGGAAAGTATATGGGTATGACAAAGGCCCAAGTACTTCAAGCATGGGAAGACAATAAGAATGAAGCAATAGATCATGGTAATAGGTTACACGATGCATTGGAGATGTTTGAGAAGACTACGATAATAGATCCAAAGAATGAAGACCTAAGACCTTTTATAATGGCTATAATGAAGTATTATGAAGGATATTACAGATCATATCCTGAGACTTTATTTTATAGTGAGAAGTATAAGTTATCGGGTACAGCAGATAAGCCAATGGCACGTACATCAAGTAAGAAGAGTATAATTGATATTGATGATTACAAGACAAATTTAAGTAAGGGTATTGAATATGAAAGTCCTTATGGTAAGTTTATGTTGGGGCCATTGTCCCACTTAGAAGATTGTAATTATAATAAGTATAGTTTACAATTAAGTATTTACAGTTATCTTTTAGAGCAGCTTACAGGACGAAAAATAGGAAAATTAAATATAATGTACATACCTGCAGATGATTTCTTATCATTTAGAAGGATACCCACCCCTTACCTTAAGTACGAAGTAATGCAGATGCTTGAAGCTAGAACTGAGATGCTTAGAAAGGAGAAACATAATTATAATTTAACGGAGGTGTAATATGAATAGTAAAGAAATGAGTTATGTTTATCCAGACTATAAGTATGAGAATGGATTTACAAATAATGTAGAGCATAATAAAATTTTAACGTATGTTAGGAAAAAGCATACGGATGGAAAGTACTATTTGGTTCTTCATTTGTATAGATTAAAGGGTCAAGACTTGATGACTGCTATGTATGGATTTCAAGAACAGGTATACAGATATATTACTAGAGGTGTTGTTAATATAGATCATAAAGATACCTTTGGAGATCATACAGATGTACTAGATGAGAATCAAGAAGACGAAACTAAAAGACTAATTTAATATGTATTTATTCCCAGTAAACAAACAAGGTACGGTTCTGTTGCATCCCGATGCAATGGAGCTAATGCCTGAGTTTGCAATATTAGACGATAAGAAGAAACTAATCTTAATTTTGGTGGTAGATGACTATTCACCATACCATAACCTTCCTGAAATAGAAAGGATAAATAATGCTTGTAATCAAGTATATGGTAGCATTAAGCCTAAATTGTTTAATAGTGCAACAATGAAGAATGCTGTAGAAGCATATAAAGCACTTCAGTATAATCCTAAGAAAGAATTGATAAAGACCTATCAGAAGAAGATAGAGCTATTGTCAGATGATCTTATGTCTGCTGTAACACCTACTGCAATTAAGAATATAACTGGTGCTCAGAAGGATATGCGTAAGGTTCTGGAGGAGTTAGAAGGTGAAGTTACCGATGACGAAGAAAGAGAAGCGCAGATCAAAGGTGGTGGTCGAAAGACTTACCTAGAAAATCTAATAGAGAATCAAGATCGTTATAAATTAGTAACTAATAGAAGGAACAAATAATGAGTTTATATACATACCCACTAGCAAGCCCTTTCTTAAAACAAAGAAAGTTTGATCCCTCACCAGTAGTAACTGAAGGGATTCCGGCTTATGCTAATAGCCAGATAAATAAGAAAGTTCGAGGAACCGAAGCTTGGAGAGAGTATTGGGACGAACAGGTACATAGATGTATAAATGGATATATGACTGCAGGTGTATGGATACCGGGTAGATATTACCATTACTTAAACTTCTGTAAGACTTCATCTGTAAAGGGTGGAGGTGCTATGTATCCTAATTATGTGGATTATCAGTACGAATTTTTTTTACTTATCGAAGAAGCAAAAAGGTTACGCAAAAACATCGTTGCTCCTAAAGGTCGTAGAAAGGGTGTATCCGTTATGACAGTAGGGATTGTGGATTATGGGTATAGGTTTTTACCTAACTATAAAGCAGGTATTGCAGCAGGTAAAAAAGAGTACTCTGAAGACTTTATAAAGAAGTGGAAATATGTAGACTCTTTAATGGTTAACGAGTTCAAAACCAAGAAGTTAAGTAAGAATGACAGTGATATTATAAGTGGTTGGGAAGAGAAAGCTGAGGATGGTAGTTGGGATAAGAAAGGAACCGATAATAATATCTATGTAAGAACGATGTTTAGTGATCCAGAGGTATTTAAAGGAAAGTACCTTAATGACGTTATATATGAGGAATCGGGGGAGTTTGATAACCTTATAAAGACTTATCAAGCAACTAAACCTTGTGTGATGGATGGAGATATTCAGTACGGTACACAGTTTATATATGGTACAGGTGGTAATGTAAAGTCTGGATCTAAGGGTTTTCAACAAGTATGGTATGATCCAGATACATATAATTGTCTTAGGTATTTTATTAGTGGGACTAAGTATTATATACCATGTGTAAGTGGAAGTACTGATGGAGCAGGGAACTTAATTGAAGATGTTCCTAATTTACTTAAGTATGAACCTTTTCAAAGAATTGGTATAGAAGATGAGAAAAGAGCATTGGAGAAGATTGAGGAGAAGAAAGCTAAGTTATTAAAGTCTCCAGATTTAACCGATTACTGGGAATTCTGTAAGGATAATCCATTAGATGCTAAAGATGTATTTAGGAGAGCAGCTTCTAATAATTTCTCTATTGAGGTATTAAATGACCAGGCGCATGAGATATTAGATAATGATAAAAAATATTCTAAATATGTATTAGTATATAAGATGGATAGTAATGGTTTGCCTTTAATGCCAAGAGAGGTTGAAGCTAAACCTGCAAAGGAGGATACCGATGAGAATGAATGTGTAATGATATTAGATACAGGAAAGCCTATGCATGGGTACAGAAACCTTTATGTGGCCGGTATTGATAGTTACGATCAGGATCAATCTAAAACGTCTAAATCGTTAGGTGCTATGGTTATATTGAGAAGAAATAATAGTATTCATAATGTAAATAATATGGAGCCGGTATTGCTTATAAGATGTAGACCAAGTAGAAAAGAGAAGTTCTATGAGATGTGTATGAAAGCTAGTATCTATTATGATTTAAGAGATAATACTCTTTTTGATGTTAGAACACCTGCAATAGCAGTTTATTACCAACAGAATGATTGTGGACGTTATTTAGCTAAAAGACCTAAGAAGTTTGAAAGTGAGAAGTCGGAACAAACTAACATATATGGCTTTTCTATTAATAATTATTCTAAGCCGATGATGCTTTCATTGATACAAACATTTGTATTAGATCATGGTAATAAGATATTCTTCCCTCAAATAATAGAAGAACTTCTTAACTATGATGAATTGGAAGATGGATCTGATAATGATTCAGTAGATGCATTAGGTATTGCTTTAGTTCAGGATACGAGTTTACAATATGGTGTAACGGATATGAATGAGATAGCTAAATTAGATGCTTATGCTTATCCAGAATATGAAGAGGATGGCCAAGGTTATATACACGTTAAGGGAGTTGGATCAGACTTGCTTAAAGGTATGAAAGACCCTGAATTAAGAGCATTAACAATAGCTCAAATGCAGCAAGGAGCCTTTGATAGATTGGATGATGACGAGGACGAGGATGAAGATTTGTAAATTATTATTAATATTGACCTTTTTTCTTTACATTTGTAATGTACATAACATAATTATTGATGGCTAATTTCCCAAATCAAAATATATCAGAACTTAAAAAGGATAAAGATTGGTGTCGTTTACACTTTGATTATGCTGAATCCTTATTAAAGAATTCAAATCACAGGATCGCAAGGTTTGAAAGATTGTATAATGTTTATAATGGTAAAGGAGTCCCGAACTCTGTGAAGTACCTGACTAAACAGTACGGTAAAGCAAGTAAGACTAAATTTATATCGTATAGGGTAGGGAAGCCAAAAATAGATTTACTAACAAATGAGTTCTTACAAAGACCCTTAGAGTCTACTGTATATACTATAAATGAGTCTGCTAAGACAGCCAAGTTAGATAACTGGGAAATGTTATTAGGAGCAGCTCATTCTAAAGAAGCTATCAAGAAACTTAATGAGAATGGAGTAGATCCAATGGAAGGGATGGATATTCCGGATGCTTCTAAGTTATCTGAGTTTAGTATGCTATCCACTAAGGATAAGTATGAGGTGGTAATGCAAACTATATTAGATGAGCAGATACCGGCATTAGATATGACTTTAAAGTTTTCTAAGAACTTTCAGGACTTACTTATAACTTCAATGTGTTATGGTAGATTAAAAGTTGATTATAAAGGTAATGAGGATTACCAATTCATACCGGGTAAAAGAGCAATCTTTGAGGAGATTGAAGATGATACTTTCTTGGAGAAAACTCCATTAATGGGCCATTTAGAAGTTATGCCTATTCACGATATATTAATGACTTTTGATTTAGAACCAGGTCAGATAGAAGAATTAGAAGCTATTAGAACTGGAGGTAATGATACAAGTTACAGTAGTAATTATAATATGACTGATGGACAGATGACAGCTAATGTTATTTATCTGGAGTGGAAATCTGTGGAAGCGGAGTATTATAAAGTGTCACCTAAATCTAAATCTCAATTAGAATTTGACGATAGAGTAAAGGATCATACAATAGAACTTAATACTGAAAAATACTTACTTAATCAAGAGAAACACGACAAGGAAGTTAAAAGAGGTAGATATAAAATTAAAACTAAATATAAAGAAGTGCTTTGGGAAGGTGTTAGAATAGGCGATAATATATTGGCTTATTGTAGAAAGAAACCTTTTACAATGCGTAGTGTTGATAATCCAGCAGATGTATTAAACTTCTCTTATGTAGGAGCTTTGTTTAATACTGTAAATGGTGAAAGAGTATCAATGATGCAAGTTATTGAGAACTTCTCTAATATGTTTGATGTTACTATGTACCAAATATTGAAAGATATTAATCGTGCAAAAGGTAAGATCTTAGGATTTGATAGAGGTGTTTTACCGAAAGGAAAAAAGATTGTAGATGTTATATATAGTGCTGCTCAAGATCAATTCCTTGATTATGATAGCTCTGGACAAACAAACATGTCGGGTAGAGATATGGATATTACCAGTATGTTCAAGGTGATCGATCTAGGACTGTCTGATTCGTTTCCTTCACTAATAGCCTTTAAGCAAGAGATAATGGCAACATTGGATCGTTTGACAGGTGTGAATGAAAATAGAGAAGGTAATATTGCAGCGTCTTCTACTGCTACAAATGCACAATCTTCTATTAATGCATCAAGAACAATAACCGAAGGGTTTAACTATACAATGTCTTTATTTCAGGAAAGAGTTTTAATGCGTTTGGTGGAAACTACAAAACTGACTTGGGGATTAGGTAAGAAGGATAAAGGTAGAATTATCTTAGGAGATGAGAAGTTTAAGTTTATGGAAGTAACTAAGAATATAGCTCATCAAGATTATGGTATTCACTTAACTAATGGTGGAGAGCAAGTAGCTCTTAAAGATATGTTTGATAGACATGCTGAAGCATCGTTAAATGCTAAAGATATACGTTATAAGGATTTTGTTAAATTCAAACTTGCTCCTTCATTGAAAGAAGGTGTTAAGGTGTTGGAGAGAGCGCAAGAGGAAATGGAGAAGATTAGACAGCAAGAGAACTTACAAGCAGGTGAGCAACAAGGTCAGCAACAAAAAGCAGCTCAAGCAGCAGCAGTAGAGTTGGCAAGAGAAGATCGTGAGGATAAACAATCTCATGATATGGATCAAATAGAAGCTCAAGCTAATGCTGATATAAGAGTTAATCAGAATAAGAGTACTGATGATGCTCAAAATAAAGTTATAGTGGATCAAGCTAAATCAGAGCAAGATTCTATAAATAATGATCAGTCTCAAGAAGGACTTGCATAATTAAACAAAAATAAATACATTTGTATTATAACCAATAATCATAAACATGTCAGAAGAAACAACAGGAACCCCAAGCATTGACGAGAGCAATTCTCCAGCAGGGTTTGAATCTTTGTCTGAGTTAGATGGTATTAGTTTTGAGGAATCAAACGATGAACCTACAGGCGAAGCAGCAGCAGCAGCTACAGAAGAAATAGTAGCAGAAGAGAAAAAAGAAGAAATTAAAACCGAAGAGGAAGTTGAAGACAAATCTAAAGAAGAGTCGAAAGATAAATCTGAAGAGGAGGTTGAAGATAAGACTTTAGGTGGAGATGAAAAAGAAGAAAAGAAAGAACCTAAAGAGTTAGGTGATGATTCTCCTCCTGTTTCTAAAGAAGGAGATGAGGATGGAGATGATGAAAATACATTTCAAAACTTTGCTAAGGAGTTAGGATACGAAGCTAAGGAGAATACTTTAGCATCGTTTAAAGAGGCTCAGGAAGAGTTTATTGATAATAAGGTATTAGAGGCTACTAAAGAAAGTTTTAATGAGCAGATAGCTTCATTAAAGCCAGAGGAGCAAACATTGATGTTAGCTTTAAATGAAGGTGTAACTCTTGACGAGTATCAAAAGCCATTTAAAGAGATCGATGATTTGAAATCTTTAGATGATGCTGAATTAGTAGAAAGAAGTCTTAAAGCAGAAAAGTATCCACAAGATTTAATTGATCATAAGTTGGAGAAACTTGCTGAAGAAGGCGGTTTGGAGATGGCTGCAAAAGAAGTTAGATTTGCTCTTGATACAAGAAAGCAAGAAATTGAATCTAAGAATGCAGAAGATGTTCAAACATTAATAGAGAATAATATGGCTAATCATCAAGCCAAGTTAGATAAAGAAACGGCATCTATGAGAACGCATATTGAAACAGTCGATATGTTTATGGATTCTCCGTTAGGTAAAAAAGGTAGAGATGTAATTATGAAAGGCTGGGAGTCTGGAAAGTACCACGAGTTAATGAAGGACCCTAAGACAATTGTAGCATTTGCATTATACCATGAGTACGGTGAAAAAGCGATGGCAAATATTAAGAACTCTAATTACGAAAAAGGACGAGATGAAAAAGTGGACAAGCTCCACGAAATCCCTCCTGTTATTGGAAAAGGAGGATCTCAAGTGTCATCAGAGAGTGGAGAACCTAAAGAGGCCGCAGGAAACTGGGGAGGTTTAGAATAGGAATTGGGTGCGTTTATAAACTAATAAATTAATTAAACGCTAAAAACTAAAATTATGGCAACAACATTTAATCCTGGAAAAGTTCAGGTAAAAGAAGGAAAGTGGACAGAAACTTGTACAAAAGATTCTAACTTGGTAGAGAACCAAGCTAAATTTCCACAGATCAGAAATATGATTGAGTATGCTGATCAAAGAATGATGACTCCTTTATTAGTATCTGGAGCAGTTACTCCTTACGGTGTAGGTAATGTAAATACTAAATTAGGTAAGTTATCTGATAAAGGAAAAGATATAGGAAACTATGCTTATGAGTTTGATGTTATGGGACGTATTCAAGTACCTTCTGTAATTAACCACCAACAAGGTTCTACTGAAGCAGATGGTTCTTTCTTCTTATCTTTAAAAGATAATTACTTAGTACCGGGAATGAACGTTTTATTTCATGGTCAAGGATTTCAAGCTCGTGTAATGGGTTTACCAACAGGTGGACAAGGAAACTACATTTACAAATTTAAATCTCCAGATGCGCAACCGTTTAGCTATGCTTCACATATTGCACCTCAAGGATCGGTTAAAACTTGTATGGGTGGTTATACTTCTTACGGTGAAGCTTCTTTAAGAGGTTATTCTCGTAGTCATTTCCCTGACACATTTATTAACCATACAACTATTCAAAGAAAAACTGTTAAGATTTCTGGTACTGCAGCATCTAATATCTTGTGGATCAGTTATGATGGACCAAAAGGAATGGTTAAAGGTTGGATGCATAAAGCAATTCAACAAGGTATGGCTCAAATGAATATGGAAGATGAGTTCCAAAAGATTCATGGTAAGTCTACAATGAAGAATTTAGATGGAACATTACGTGTTACTTCTAACTTAATTGATGACGAAACTGGAAATCCAATTATTCAAGGTGATGGTTTATTAGAGCAAATTGCTGGTGGTAACGAATCTTACGGTTCAGGTGTCAACGGTGAAGCTACAGCAGATGATTTTGAGGATATGATGGCTCAATTAGAAAAGAGATCAGCAGTTCTTAAAGGAAACAACTGGGTATGTATGACTGGTACTGATGGTTATGCAAATGCACAAAGACAAATGATCAACTTAGCAGGAAACCAAAACATTGTAGTTAATCAAAATGTTTCTCAAAGTTCTCAAACTGGTGGAGCAGATGTTGAAGTAGGGTTTAACTTTACTAAATTCAATATCAATGGTAACTCAATTACTTTTGTTAAGCACCCAATGTGGGATGATGAGAGTCGTTTTACTGAGCGTGGAGCAGATGGAAAATTATTACAATCTTCTATGTACTTATTCTTAAACATGGGTAACGGAATCAATTCTAAGAACGTTGATATCTTGACAAAAGGTGCTAATGGTATTAGTCGTGGTAAAGTGACAGCAAACATTAATGGTTTGACTGGTAGTGCTGGATTAGTTCAGTCTGAAGAGGATGCTGATAAAATGGCAATCTTGAAGGAAGATATGGTAATTGTTTATAACACTGCAGTTTGTGGTATTATTAACAAGTCTGCTTAATTGTAGATAACCAATTCATAAAGAAACCTCTCAATTAATTTTGAGGGGTTTTTTTTATTTTAAATAATTTTCTATATTTGCACAGTAGGTTGTCGATCAACCTTTAGTAATAATCTATAAAAAACAAACATCATGGAAAATGAAACTGGGACTAAGATCCCAAAAACAAAGAATGGTATGGACTTGTATACCATAATGAAAGACAAGAATGGATTTGAAAACAAAATATGTAATTTTGATAATCCAGATGTGGTAGCTCAAGAAGGTATCATTATTATTGAAGCGATAGGTCGCGTTCAAATTAAAACCCCCAAAACAACATTCAAAAGACAAGTAGATAGAAATACTGGTATTATATACGGTATTCCTACTGGAGAGTTTGATGAACGAACTGGAATTATTAAGTATCAACCTATTTTATTGGGAGATATGTTACAGTTTGATTTATCTAATGTTCAGGAAAGAAAGATTTGGTGTGTTGTTAAAATGCATGAATGTGTTATAGGATCACCATTTAAAAGAGGTAAGCCTAAATACAGAGTTGTTGATGAAGAAAAAGAAGCAAACAGAACTATTTTGGTAGCTAAATCTAAGGTGAGAGCTGCAGCTATAATTGATAAGTTAACTGGTGCCGAAACTTATGATATGTCTATTAATTTAGGTATGTCAGTAGAGCATAATAGCCCTGCAATGTTACAAGCTAACTTAATTAATAAGGCTGAGAAAGAACCTGAGAGATTCTTAGAGATATATGATAATACAAACAAAGGTGTTATTACAGCATTTAAGAGAGGGTTGGCAACTGGTTTGATAACTAAAACTGTAGAGTCTGGATACTTATGGCAGAATAGTTTACCATTAGGTAATAATGAATCTATGGTTATTAAGTATTTACTTGAGCACATGACGCTATTACAACAAATTGATAGAGAGTCTAAGTCTTCAAATACTTTCTTTAAGAAGCATGCTGATAAGTCTGAAATGGAAGCTATTGAAATAGAAACTTCAAAAGCAGCAGAAGCTCCAGAAGACAAAGGTTATATTATGGATGCTGATTTAGCTGCACAGATTAAAAGGATGAATGCTAAAGAAAAAGCTATGGATGAAAAGATGGCTAGATTTGATGCTATGTCTAAGCAAATGGAAGAAGTTAAAGGAGTTCAAGTAGAAGAAGCTGTTAAGGAAGCTGAACCTAAGAAAGTTAATATTGCTCAATTAAATATAGCTGATTTGCAAAAGTATGCATTAGGTATAGGATTTGCACAAGCAGAGCAAACAACTGATAGGACTCTTTTATTAGCTAAGATTAAAGATATTAGAACTAAGGCTAAGGCTACTAGTTAGGATGTTTAAATATTAATAATTAATCGGGGGTTATAAAAGCTCCCGATTTTTTTTTATATTTGTTTTATGGTTTACAACGCAATAGAACAAAAATTGGCAATAGACAGATTGATAGATAGAGTTAAATCTCCTAGATTTCACGATGATAGTTATTATGCTGCTATTAACGAAGCCATCAAAAAGATATTAGATGACAGAACTGAAAATACTAAACGTGATCGTAAGTATTCTGCTCAATCAACAACAAGACTAAGGAATGAATTATACACCTTAGTACAACCAACAACCCCTATAACTCCTGCAGGTGCAATAGTAGCATTTCCAAGCGATTACTATTATTTGTTATCAATGGAGAATACTGTAGATGGTATTACAAATGTTTGTAGTTCTATTACATTCAATGAGAAGGGTTTGATAGAAAGAAACCCATTTAAACGATCTTCTACTGTACGAACATATTATACTGAGAATAGATTAGGTTGGGAGATAGATACACCAACAGGGTCTACATTTTCATTATCAGAGATTGTTTATATTAAGATGCCGGATACTGTAAGTATTGGAACGGATCAAGATAAAATAGATAGTTCCGGAACTTTAGTAGCTGGTACAACGTATTACGTATATGATGAAGCTTTATATAATGGTACTACTTATGTAGAAGGTTCTACTTTCACCGCAACAGCACCATTGAATATAGTTAATGGAACTGTAATAGATGCAGTAAATGTAACCAATACAGATATGCCAGAGCATATACAGGATGAGATTAATTCTTATGCTGCAGCTATAATGGAAGGAACGGTAGATGATTATCAGAAAGAGCAAAACTTAATGAATAAAAATGAATTGAGCTAATGGCTATAATTAGAACAAAATTAGAATCTGGTAAATACCTAAACGTAAGTGAAGGAGAACCTAATACTCTTAATATCAAGGGAGTAGATGGGGATAGATACGAAGATAATGATACAGGTTATAATTATGTTTATGATAAAGCATACAGTACAGCTAATCCAACAAAAAGGTCTTATTGGGTTAACTTATCAGTAAACAGAACCAGGTCTTTAGTTTCTAATGGTACTTTATTAAAGTATGATGATATATTAGATTTGGCAGGTAAAAACTTAAAAGCTCCTTTATCTAAATTTTTATTACCTTTATATCATATAATTAACAGTTCGTTTACAGGTGTAATTACTTTTACTGGTAATGAAAAGTTAAAATACAATGGAGTGCTTTATAGTTCTTTTAGTATAGGAAAGAATGAGAGTATTGATTTGGTTTACTTAAATGGCTTTTGGTTTGTATCGGGAATTATAATAGGGCTTGAGTCTAACAGTAATCCTGGATCTTTATACCACTTGCAAAGCGGAGACTCTATTATAGTAGAGGACAGGTACGAGTATTTTATTGCTTGTAACCTTATTTTGGATTTAGGGTCTAGGATTGAAATAGAAAACGGAGGGAGGTTAGTTGTTCATAGTGGGGCTATACTGAATGATGGGGTTTTAACAAATAATGGTATTATAAAAATAGGACTATGAGCAGTATATTAAGCCAAATAGCAATATCACAAGCGACTGCACTAAGCGGTTCAACAATAGGAAGGGAAGACCTCTTTGTTGATAGTTTAGATGGTAAGTTGAAAATGTACGATGAAACAAATGCGCTAATAAGCGTTTCTGGAGGGTTGGTCAATACTGTAACAGGTAATGGAGTTAGTGGAACTGCTACAGATGTAATAATGACGTTTCCTACTTCCGCTGAAATAGGAGCAAAGCCAAACTTTTCAGAAAATACAGCATTTAATAAAGACTTTGGAACTAGTGCAGGGCAAGTTTTGCAGGGTAACACAACAACAATATCTCCAACACAATCATCTAATATAGTTACTAATAATGGTAAGGTGTCTTTTCCCGAGGCTCCTAATGATGGTCAGGAGTATGTAAGAAAGAGTGAGGCTTGGTGGGTCGCTTCGGCAGGTGGTGGAAGCGCAGGGGGTGATTTAGGAGGGACGTATCCTAACCCCAAAGTAGTAGCTATCACAGAAACTAGTGGGCCAACATCATTGGTAATAGGTGCTATTGCCGATGGGGAGTTATTACAAAGGGTCGGGTCAACATTAGTAGGATATAAGCCTGTTATCGTTTGTTGTCCTTTTGGTGCTAAAAGTGACACTATAGGTCGGTTTTTAGTTGCCAATGGGAAATCTTCTGACGCTGACGAAACAAGCAAAACAAAAACAAGGCAACCGATAATAGAAGAAGGCACACTAACACGTTTAGCATATCAAACTAAAAATGGCACAACCTCAACGCAAATGAAGGTTCATGTTAATGGGGTGGTTCAGGCTACGGTTGTTTTAAGTTCAATGAACGCCAACAAATCAGGAGTTGAAACAATAAGTGTAAGCGTTTTGGCAGGTGATTATGTAGAAATAGAGTGGGATGCTAGCGACAAGCCCGGGGAATGCACAATGTACTTTAAACAAGAATTATCATGATAGTAGGAATAATAAAAAAAGGAGGTGGTTTAGTAGCCTTAGAGGAATTTAAAGACGCAACCGACGAAACATCTGCAGTTAGTACATTTTGCAGTGAGTATTCACCCGCATTAAGCGTGGCCGACTATCTAGGTGTAAACGCAGATTCAATCGACTTGCTAAAGAATTGGGGGTGGGACTTTTCGGAAGTCGCTCCAACCTTAAAAGAGGTTATTGCCATAGAGGGCTACCCTATGCCAGTTAATGTAGGAGAGTCAAACGACTACAACCAGTTTAGAGACTATCAGAATGGAATTTTAGACAGTAAAACATGGGCTAATTTATCCGATAGTGAAAGGGATTTCATGATTAGTATAAATATAAAGGAGACATCTATCTCTAAGTTAGCAGATGAGGTCAACAAAGTTACCCACCTAATGAGTACGGGACAGGCAGCAGATGTTGAGTCTGCTAGGATATTAATAGTTAATAAGTGGGCGTACCATCATGTACTAGATATTGAGTCCTGTTCAGCAAGGGCGAAGGCTTTAAGGCTATATGTAGAGGTAGGTACATATTTAAGCAAAGAAGACGCGCAAGATTTCTTTGTGACAGTGGAAAATTTGTATATGGCATTTAGAGACCAAGCTATTAAAGGAATAAATTATGGAACAGAGACAGGCATTATAGATTACATCGAAAGCACTTCTGGGACTGTTTACGAGTTTGCAGGTTTAGACTCAAAGGGGTATGAAATGCAAAACGCAGACGAAGATATGACAGAATTTAAAGAGTCTCTTATTGATGTTTTAATACATGGTAAATATATAAACTTAGAGGAATGAAAGCAGACTTTATAGCACGTGAAATAGAGCTAAATACTGTAATGCAAGGCAGGATAATGTTTGTTGAGAATACAGATGGTATTGATGAGGAAAAGATAATATCCTACGTTAAAGTAGTGCCGAAGTCGCCCATCATCATGGTAACATTTACCGATGGCGAAACTATGGAAATGAACGAACATAAGACCTACACTTTTGAAGTTAACCAGAAGTTGGAGTGGAAAAAAGCAACAAAAAGACAGATAAGAAGCTCTATAAAAAACAGGTGATTTTATGGCAAAACAGGCAAATAAAATACGAGAGCAACAACGCAAAGTTGTAAGGGAGGTAAGAAACTTTATTACGATTATGGGTGTTGAGGCTGTCAATCATTATAAGAAGTCTTTTATAGATGGGGGGGGGTACGGATAGAACGTTAAGAACATGCCCACAAAGAAAAGGACGGTAAAGGTGGTGTTTTTGTACCCTTCAAGGAATTAGGCTTAATTATGACTCCTAATAAGAAATATACTATATCAGCGATATGCGCGGTAACAGCAGCAAATGATGACCAATTAGCTACTTTACTTTGGCAAGAGGATTTTTAAAGGTTTAATATCACAGAAGGAAACACGATATAGCAATAAGAAATAATGTAATATAACTTTTTTGTATATCAAATAAAGTACTAACTTTACAGTAATTAAATAATTATAAATCCATAAAACTAAAAAAATGGGAACAAAGAGAAAATCAGCGTTGTTGAAAACATCTTCTAAATCAGATGTGCAGCGCAGTAATGGTAAGCTTACTGTTACAGGTTTAGGTTCGGTAGAGTCGAATACGATATCGGGAATTAGTCAAATCAACTATAAGGCTGAAGTAGTTCAGGTTGTTACACTAGGAGATTCTAGTTATACTCCAACTGCAGCTACTATCTATAAATTTAAAGTTGTAGATGTAGAGTTAAGACGTGAAGGAAGAGAAACAGGTGGTACAACAATCGCTTATACAACTCCTCCAGTAATTGCTACTTTAGGTGATACTCCAGCATTACAACGTGAAGCAATTCATGCAGCTTTAATTATTAAAGTAAATGAACTTACTAATGTAGTAAATGCAACTGCTGTAACTTTAGGATCTGGAAATGGTTTTACTTTTACTGATGCAGCTGGATATTATCCTGCAAGCTCTAACGGTGGTCAAGGTCAACGTAAAGGAGCAAACACAGTAGTAGCGGTAACTGATAAAGATGGTATTGGTTGGACTGCTGCAGATTTAACATTAACAACTGAAGCGGTTTATTCTTTTGGTGATGGTGTTAAAATGTCTGCTAATGAGCCAATTATAGCAGCTTATAGTCAATTATTAGTATCAGGTGTATTAGATGCTCCAGTAGCAGCAGATGGATCATTTGCAATCTCTGGACAATTTTATGATGCTTACTTAATATCTTCTTTGACTTTAGTAGCAGGACATAACCAAACAGGCCAAATGGCTTATAACCAAAATGAATATGTAGTATTTGTTGATAATGGTAAAGGTGCTTCTGTAGCTAACTTAGCAGGTTCTAAGGAATTTGAAAGAGAGATGCATAAAGAAGTTGCTAAATTGAATGAAAGTGAATTATCACTTGTTGAATTCTTTGATAAGCCTTTCACTTATACTGGAGCTTTAGGAGTTGTACCTGTTATTACAGATGCAGCAGAAACTACTTTTGCTACACCTTATGGTTCAATTGTTCATACTAATATTAATGAACAAACAATTACTGGTCCAGCTTTAGCTGCAACAGGTTTGAATTTAGATCAAGATGCAACTGCAACTGATGGTGCTGAATATGCTCCTTCTATTCTTGCTATAAATACTCAAGGTTTTGTAGTAGGGAAATCTGATTACTCTGTAACAGCAAGAGTTGTTGCTGCAGATTTTACAGATGTAGATTTTGTTATAGGTGTTAAGCCAAGAATAGCAACTGAAGCTGATATTGATGATTATGCTAATATGGCTGCAATTGGTGGAGCTATAGCTGATGGTGATTCTATCACTACTAGAGGTATACTTGCAGCAGCAGTTACAGTAAATACTGATACTGGAGTTAATTTTGCTGATGGTGTTTCTATATTGTTAGAGATTCTTGTAGCGGAAGATGGTACAGTAACAGCTAAGGCTGATGGTGTAACTTATCCAATTTACTCAGCAGGAACTACAGCGTT